TTCTGCATACTGGGCCTGTGGGACGTCTCGCCCTAGGGAAAACCTACCCGGCCGGATCTCCCCTCTCATGCCTTTCTCAAATACGCGGCCTCTAATCGAGCGACGGAGCTGGCCAGTGCCGACGCCCCCCACGCGGTTCCTAGCTGGTGAGGGATGATATCCCTGCTGAATCTCGCTTTGCCCTATTAGCATTAGTTTTTTCATAGCGTCGTTTGCGCCTGTGGTCACTATTTTTTTCAGGTTAGGCTTAAAAAGGGGCCCGCGTTTCTGGATGCTTGCAGTGATTACCATTAAAAAATAACCCCCGACGTGTAGGAGTGGGAGGAATAGGATCCTACCTGCTTAAGTGTGCTCTTTTGCTCCCCGCTAATAAATGAGTACGAGGCCCCTGCTATCTCTGTAGTGTCCTGCATTCCTGACATTCTGGAGATATAGGCCGAAGAAGCGAGGGAGAGCGCTGCCTCTACTGGAGCGGCATCATATGAATATACTGAGCAGGTGGCGGATGTGTGTGCAGCGCCCACAGAGCCCGCCACGGCCCTAGCACAGACCAAATTGGTGCTATCGGTCACGCTTTGGATATAAAGGCGCTCAGAGCCCGCTAGGATGGTCTGCCCAGCGCTCAAGTTTGCAGAACTTACGCAGGTAACCGCCGTTGTGCTTGAATCCGCTGCCGTGATAGCGGTGTCCGCGCTTTTTTGGTCACTCCAGCCCAGATCGCCCTCTAGTACTAGAACCTGCTGGCCGGTTTTTGAAAATGGCGAATTGCTACCGGAATCCTTGAATTTAAGCCCATAAAAAGGAGCTTCTGAAAATCCGACCGTATTATAGGGAAAAAGTAAATAATCACTACTAGAGATCGCAGTGGAGGAGTCTCGGGCTGTGTTTTCGTAGAGTGTCACAGACGAGAGAGAAATGATCCAAGGAGTTCCCAGACTCCCACGCCTAGGATCGATCTGATTGAATGGGCGGGGATCATTAATGATCCCATTTTTTGAGCCGTTGAGATCATACGTCAGACTTGTAGTAACGGGGCCAAATTGGCCGCCCTTACAATAAGCCTCAACCTGTCGGGTAGCAGCCTCAAGAACACGGAGCAGGGCAGAGGTGTCCAGTGTCCACGATGACGCGTAAGCACTCGACGCACTAAGGCGCTCCCTTAACTGTGTAACTGTTCCCAGTGTATGAGATACCACTCCGGCCTCCTTTGCTATTTATTTTTTTCCGGCTTTTGTTCTTTGTTTTTTGGTTTGTCGGCCATCTTCTCAAAGTATTGGCCATACTTATCCCCTAACTTGGCGGACATGCTAACAACATCCCCCACGTTGTGGATGTTGCTGCCCTCATCGTTGAGAACTTCGCCCGATCCGATCCGGACCTTGGCCGTACATTTATAACTAGGCATATAGCCCCCCTTTTTTTATGTTTTAAGGGGGAGCGTTTGCGCCCGCCCCCCCCTAAGTGATTTATGCCATGTTTAATGCAGTAACTGCATTAGGATTGGCGACATTACAGCCGTTCCTAGTTTCATACAGATACGCAATCTGACCAGTCGAGAAATAAGCCTCGGTAGACCTTTTGACTGTAAATCCAAGACGAGAGAAAACATAACAACCCCCATTAAAATCCGCAGTTATCGCCACGGTCGTCCCTGTGGATGTGGCCGTTCCGAGACCTGTACCAGATACATCACAAGTAATTACATCGCGGCCTGTGAGATATCTCGTAGGCTCATCACGTAATGAGTCCACAGAATGCAAACCGGCAGCGGTGCTTGCCAGAGTTGAAATTATCGAAGCTATTTCCGAGGTCATAAGCCACTTATTTCCATCTCCTCGGTACTGCCCCGAGTTGTTCATAAATGCCCCAAAGATATCTACAGCAGCCAGAGCGCTAGACGAGGCCGCCGTATATGTATTTATCCCCGATCCGGATTTTAGGATGCCATTATAGTCCGAAGTAGTACCCCCGACTATCATCTCCTCAATCCATCGATTATTGGCAGCGTTAGCCGACTGGCCAAGCCAAAAAGCCAAATCCACGCCAGAATCAGCCAGTAATTCATCACTAGCCTTATACATGACCCCGGCCTTAGCTACAGACCATTCGACCGTGCCAATGGTTGGAGTAGTGTCAGAGATGCTAGACCCCTCTGCAAGTACTGCAAAATCTGCCCCGTCCAGCTTTGGAATCTCGCCAGACATCGAATTAACATTCACTGTACGGCAGGCATTTTTGAGAGTGCCCGCAGGCGCTCCGCCTCCATCTGTGAGGATGACATCGCTGATAAATTCAAAAGGTACAAAATATCCCAAATTGTTAAATAAAACTATTAGCTTTATTACTAGATCATTTCTGTCTAGTTCTTCACGTTTCCGTGAAGGTCGGACTATATCATAGGCCTCATTTTTGAGGTCTCCGGACGCTAGTGGCGTATTATGCGAGTCGCTACCCGCTCCGCCTAGTCTCTGAACCTTCCAACCAAGATCGTGGCTGGCTTGGATGCGGATTGCCATAGGTGTCCCTAAGGTTTCCCGCAATTCATCCGGTTTTTTTATCATTATACTGTTGCCAGTATACGGGGCAGATTTTGAACTTTACCCTGCGCATCAGTGCCCTCATTTAAGGCCTTAATTAGCTGTGGATTTGTAGCTTTTGCACGATTCTCAAAGTCTGCGTCTGATTTAGACCGCATCCAGAGGGAGTGCGCTTGTTTTTGCATCTCTGCAATTTCTTTGTGATCGTCGCCTGAGTTTTTCAAAACAAAAGGCTGTTGTGCCATTGCTGGGAGGCCCTCATTCCATGCGGCTGATTTATAGGAATTTGATAAGTGAGCTTTGCCGCCCTCTTGTCGTTCCTGTGCTACGAGCTGCAATTTCTCCACTGCTGGGGTGTCGTTTTTAACCTCAACAATGTCGGAGGACTTGGCGGCCAGTCTTTTGATCTGGTCACTAGCTTCCTGTATTTTTTCAGCTTTTTCTAACAATTGAGTAGCTTCGCCTGACAATCCGAGGGACTTCTCCACATCGTTATCGTTAAGGGCCTGCTGGCTCTGTTGAGTTAAGGCATAAGCCTCATCTCTTAATTTTTGAATTTCCATGATATTAGTTATTTTCCTTTTGGTTTTTTTGGTTTTTTAGCCGTTTAAGCATGGCACTGGCCAGCATTCTCGCGGCTAGGGCTTCAATAGCGCTAGCGGCTGCCGTCTCAGTGTGATTCTTAGCGGTTTCTGTATCTGTGGAGTAAGTGATCGGGGACTCCCCTCTCATCGCGTCCGTGGAGCGATAGACGGCCATATCTGGGCAAGGCATATAATAAACCTCGCCAGTATCAGGATCGCGGTGCTCGTGAGCTGTTGAGCCACATCCAAGCGCCTCGCCTCTCTGGGCTGCTTCTTTTGCCGTTGTAAACCGATCCCGTCCGATCTGCTCTTTGTCTTCTTTGGTTTCTATAATTCGAGTATTTGGCGAGCTGCCCCTGATGACGAAGCTGACCTCTACGAGGTCGGCCAAAAAAATCTCCTGAGCGTAGTCGGATCCTACCTTGACCCGCTTAGTAGCGCCCTCAACGTGGGGGATATTGAAGCCCACAGATAGCTCACGCAAAAAGCCCCCAGCTACGTCGCTAAAGCAGTCCCGTCCAATTTCTTTGTCCATGTTTAGTTTTAGCTCCAGCACCAGCACGCTCGTCTTATCCTCTAGGCCTAACACGAACCCATCCACCACCTTCCCCACAACGCCACCAGCGGCATCGTGGCCATACAGAACAGCGATCCCAGCATCGCCAGCCTTCAAAGCTTGGAGACTGGCGTCCCATGCTGTTGATTTCACGATATCCATATCGGAATCACACACCTCCATATGGTTTGCAACACAGAGGACATAGCCCTCAAGGGCCTCAGCATTTGCCTCGTCTATGTGGCTTTTTACAAACTCAGCCGAAGCCTTGGAAAGTGGGGCCCCTATTTTTCTAGTTATCTCCATAGTTGTCATGTTGTCCGCTCCTTTGTGATTTGGATCTCCTGCGCTAATCGTGGGGAGAGATCCCCTAGTGATGTACCCCGATCCACTACAGGTGTCCACGCAAGGACCCCGTTAGGGTGTTCCTGCTCTCCAGCCGCTTCTGATAGGGTGAAGATTTGACCATCACGGGCGGCACACGTTGCATCAAATTCCGTCCCGTCGAGGGCCATAGTTTTCCCAATTCCAGAGTCCTCGTAGTAATTCAGGGAGCTTAAATTGGTCACGGTCGCCACTTGGTTCCTTGCAATAGTGGGGATCCGGTTCTTAAATCCAGCCATGACAGACTTGAGGCCCTTAAAGCCTCGCCCATCTGATTCCAAGGTCAGCCCTTGCGTCATCTGTGACACTGTTAGGCCTTCCTCCATCGCTGTCGAAAGTACAGACTCCACTGCTTTCCTTGTAGTGGTCGCAATCCATAAAGCCTGACGTGTTGCAGCCGTTACGGCCTGAGCAATAAATCGGCCCGCTAGAGTTGGCCGGTAGCCGGCGGGCTCATCGCCCAGAGCTTTCTGGATAATCTCGGTAAGTTCTTTTTGAGTGGGGGAAATTGACGGGAGGAGGCCCGTGTCTGATATAGCTTTATAAACATCCTTGACAACGCGTTCAGCAGAGTCTGTCAGTATGTTCTGGAGCGAAACCGTCAAAGAGTCAGGGACCAGCGAGGAAGCCGTCCAAGGGTAGGGATTTCCGGGGGTGTATCTTGTATCGTCCTCTAAAAGTCGCCCAGTACGTCCGTTAATGTTTGAAATCACGCCCGCAAAATAGCCGCGCTCTAGTTCTCCAGCCAGTCGGTTAATATTCGCCTGCTCTGTTGACCGGATGGCGCTCATAAGGCGATCCGCGCCCTCAATGGGTACGGGGCCGGTCCTTGGCTGCTCAATTTCAGGGAGGACAGGCAACTCCAGCCCTTTCCCTAAGTCGAGGCTGATCATTTTCTCACTGCTGGCCTCTAATTGTGACGGAGGAGAGGGGGCTGAGATCGGAACCTCGAAAACATTGGCGGGGGTTCGTCTTACATCGCCCCGATTATTAGGGAGAGGGTCATAGCCCAGCAGATCCCGCGCTTCTGAGAGGGATATGATGCCGGTCGAGTATTGTGATTCGACTCTTTTACTCTGTGCAGTGACATCCTCGGCCCATTGCGGGCTTTTGCTCGTGTCTAGTACGACGTAGGATCCCCCACTGAAGGCACGATCTGAGATCTGTGTAAGGAAATTGGCGACCTTGAGAGAGGTTGGATAAATTAATTCGTCTCTAAATGAGACCATCGCATTTTTGTACGAATTATAAGACGAATTGTGCACGCCTGCGAGGCTCCCGATTAGAA